ATTGGTTCATTGCCCAATAATTTAAAGTATATGTTTTATCTGGAACATTCCAAAAATATATTACTGGAGTATATTGCCTATCAATCATATATTGACTTGGTTTTCCCTCAGTCGTTTTATTTGGTATTTCATTATATTCTGATATTGTGACCCTGTTAATAGTTTGATCAGTCGAACCATCACGAATAACTGCGTCAATAATATCAATTGTACCTACAGGTAAAGTGTAAGAGGTTGTACCATCTGACAAAGTAAGAGTGTTTTGAGAAACTGCCCAATAGTTAATACCTCTATTTGCCCACTCAGAAAACAATAGATTTAAACTTCTACGAGCAGAAACTGCTTGATAACCAGTTCTAGTTTCTGCCCCTAAACCACAACGATCATAAGCTTCAGCTATTATTTCTTCGACATTAGGTCTGAATGCTACTGTACCAGATGTTGCCATTAATACTGCTTAATACCTCTAATTATAATTTGATAGGCATCACCTGTTGCCCCTGCACCAGTTGTCGTAAACTTAATGTCTCCAGTACCATTAGTGCCAAAACTTGAACTTGTCGGTAGTCCACCAAATTTTGAAAAATCTTGATAACCAGACTGACCTTCAGTCAAATGCATTACAATTATATTAGTATCAGCAGCAGCTAATATTTCTACTGTCATAGCAGAAATAACCCACCAACACTCTGCAATTCTTATTCCTGTACAAGCTTCACCATCAGCGTTTGCCACTAAACCAGAAACGTCTATTTTAGAAACTGCACTTTCATTACCTGCGTCAACATACTGATATTGAAAAGCCATAATGACTTCTCTAGTATTGTCAGCTATTGTTGTAACTTTTGTAAGATCTGCCATTTATCACTCCGATATTTCGCCACGCAACAGCATAGCTTTATATTCAGCACTCCCTTTTGGGGGGAGTGCCTTACTTTTTGAAGTTTTCTTGGTAGTAGTCCAAGCTTCATTGACTGTAGGAGTATCTGGATTATCAGGAATAAATTTGCCAGATTTTGTTCTAGCTCTTTTCTTCTCAGCCATCTAAATCTCCATTATCTTTCTTGGGCAGCAAACATATAGTCAATGTTCATTGATTTAGTTCCAGTCGCAGAACCTGATAGTTCCATTGCTCCAAGAGCTAAATTTTCGTCATCAGGAATATTTGCTGTATGCGTAGCAACTAAAGACCTGTTAACAAAAAACTCAACAGAGCCAGTGCTCTTTACATGAAGCCCAAGTGTTACTGCTGTGCCACTTGCAATATCTACACCTGAATCTGTTGTAGTTGCAGTACCATCTTTCTCAGTAACACAGTCGATATTACTATCACCATCGTCTACTTGGAATACAATACGATCAGCAGCAGTTAACATTGCTTCTGGATTAGTTGCAAAGTTTACTGTTAAACCTATACAAATATCCATTGCATCACCTTCTGCATCAGTAGGAGTTATTTTAGTTTCAAACCAAATATCTTTACCAGATGCCACTGCGAAAATTTCATTTCCTTGTATTGAAGCACCATCATTGTCAGTTGTAGCTTGTGAGCTTAAAGTTACTGCTCCACCTACAACATCAGCAGCAATAGCAGCAGATGCACTACTGTCTTTCACAACTGTCCAGTCATTTGTATTATCTAAAGCAACACCAGTAAAGTCATCCATATAAACGACATAATCAGGGTTTCTATCTATCGGTAAGTTTTCAAACCATTTCTTAGGATTCTCTTTCCCTGCGAAAAGAATCGGTCCAGTAAAGTGTACAGCCATTTTAAAATCTCCTGTCGTGGCTAGTGTCAGCTATTGCTGTCAGTAAGATTAGAGTTAAGGAGAGGACAACATTGCCCTCTCCCAAATTTATTTTATGCAGCACCTTCTGTGCCGAAAATGCCTCTCCAATCAGTAAATCCGAAAGAATATCTTTCTCTTACTTTATAGCGAACATTTCCAGTTTCAAAGTCACCTTCCATCCCTTTTTTCATTGGGGATCTTTGGAACATTTTCATGCCATCAGGTACATCCGTTAAAATAAAGAATGCATCTGAATCGGTTAACCTTCTCATAATATGATAACCTTGAGGTAGGTAACCACCATTGCGAATCGCATTGATGTCATTATCTGCTGTTCCAGTTCTCAACTGAGATTCTAATAGTCTCTCAGCAGTGAAGGTATATGCAGTCGGTATAATCAAAGTTGTACCTTGAGCAGCTACTCTCAAACCACGATCATCTTTCATATCTGCGATTTGAATTAGCATAGATTCAAGTGATGTCTCAGATAAATCTGCTGCTGTTGCCAAAGTATTACTTTGAGTTCCATTTGTTGTTGGGTGGGATGCACTTAACAATGCAACACCATCTCCACCACCATATGGATCTGTGGTTGAAGTTGCGTTATTCAAAATATTTGCAGCTTTGATTTCCTTTGTGGAAGCCATAGATCTTGCAAGTGCTTTTGTATAACGAGAAGCAATCGAACCATACTGACCATCTTCTTCAGCTTCTTCAGTAATTGAAAATGCTAATGCTACAGTTTCATGCTGATATCTAGCTGTCCACTGCTGACTAGCAGTATCATAACTAATAGCTGCACCTTCATCTTTAGTCGGTGCATTACCAAATCCTTGTAACAATACATCTTCTTCAAAAGCCTTTGTAGAAGTGTTGGCAGAAAAAACTGCTTCGTATTCTGGTGGATAGCGATCATACTCAAGTCCAAAAAGGGTATTCAACCCTGGCTCAAGCATTTTAGCAAATTGTGCTCTATTCATAGCCATTGTCTAATCTCCCTTATATACCTGCTGTAGCTTTGAGAACATGCTCATTTACAAGCACCTCAACAACAGCATTTGCACCAAAAGCATTATCTGGAGATTCATAAAGTCCAATAATTTTGCAAGTGGCTGTGCCATTTGCCATTGTTGAATTTAATTCAAAACCAGATTGCCCTGTCGTAGTAGACCCTGCACCTGCCACAACATCAGCACAATTACCAATGTTTGTCTGAGCAGGAGATCCGTCTGACATAACTTTATAAACAATATATGGATCATCATATACATATGCGATTATATTTGTAGCAGTAGTGCCTGTGGGCCAATACTGACTATAAACATAAGAACCATCTGAAGCAGTATAAGACACACCTGCAAACACACCAATATTGTTTACTTCTGTAGCTGTATGAGGTGTAATTACACCATCTGCTGTCAGAATACAAAGATCACCTGTAAAGATGTTCTCTGCCAAACCACTTGTTATTGTATATTTGTTTGCACGAGGAATATTACCACTCATATGGCGAACTGGCACTAAGCCAAAGGCTGCATCTACATTAGCCATTTAATTTCTCCTCAGAGTTAAGTTTTAATCATCCATGACAGATAGATCCCTGCCACGACTCGAATTAGACGCACGATCTTGGTAGATCCTTTGTCCAGTTTTTCGACCTAACGCATCTAGTTCTCCTGGAATAGCTTCATTAGCTTCTGAACTCTTATTTTGGTAATAATTTTTCATAGCTCTATGTTTTTCTTGTGGCATCTCACAAAGTAACATGCCTTCAATTCCAATCGAACCTGCCCATTGACCATGATTAATAGTTGGATACAACTGATCTTTCACAGTATCGGCTTTGCGTGGTTCCCATCCTTCACGCATACGTTTGTATACGTTGTCTGGGGTCTCCTTACCCTGAATCGAGGTAGCTATCCATCGTTGAGTGTATCCTGGTCGAGGTTCTGGTGCATCCAACAATGAGGGTGGTTTCCAAGCTGTGTCTGGTCTTGTTTCAGTATCACGCACAGAAACCCTGTTTTGATTCGCACGAATGTTTCTATTTTCAACCATGATTAGCTCCTCTGCTGTTTTCTAATTTCAGCTTCGTACTTTTTAAGACTTTGTTCATCACTAATCCCAAGTTCTCTAGCCATTGCAAGTTGATCTTTCGTCATTCGTACTCTATTGCCCTTATAAGACGAGCCACCTGTAGTTGGTGCAACTGGTTGTCTACTTTTTACTTTAGCCTTATTCGGACTTGTGCCTGATACTAACTCAGGAAACACCTTCTGTAAACGATTATTTAATTCTTCATAATAATCACTTGAATTTTTATCAAATCCTTCAGCTTCAATTTGAACATCAATCGCTCTAGCTGTCGCTGTTTCTCTTTCAAAGCCTTGCTGATTAAACCAATTATTCTTTTGCCACCATTGCATTGCCTTGTCTGGAACAGGATTTGAAACTGTTTGTTGTGCTCTACCAACTGTCGGTGATACCGACTGCTGAGATCTTTGCTGTTGTTGTAATTGTGCAACTCTAACGGCTGCTCTCATATCTGCCAATTGTTCAGAAAAATTAACTTGAGCTTTTGTGTCACCTTCTTCTACAGCTTTTTCTAAAGCTTGTTTGACTTGTGAGTATCTTTGGTTAAATGCCTGTTCAGTGTTTTTATTTGCACCTTGCTCTAATCTAGATAATCTAGCATTTAATTGAGCATTTTGCTCTTGCATTTGCTTTACTTGTAATTCAGCATCTTTTCTTTGAGCGACAAGCTTTTGTATTCTTTTCTGTACTTTTTCACCATAATCATCTTCTTGCTTGGTTTTTTCTTCTTCAGCTTGTTTTTCTGCTTCTTCTGCCTTTTGTTCTTCTGCTACATCTTTAGCTTCTTCAGCAGGATTATCTGTAATTTCTATTTCAAAATCTTCAGGCTGTGCTTGAGCCTTTTTGATTTCATCGTTTATTTCGTTCATCACTTCATCTTGATTTTGCATGGGTGCGTTCTCCAAGTTATGTCGCTAAATAGGAAGTTACGTCTACATCTTCTGGTAATATTGATGTAATTTCATCATCATTAAGCAAAAGCAAACGTACTCCATTAATTGTTACTTTCTGACCTGCATACTTTCCGTATGTAACTCTGTTACCAACTTCTGGTGTATCCATTTTCCATTTTTGACCAGAGTCACGATCTTTATATGCCAAATCACCTAATACAAGAATACGACCATGTGCAGTCATATACTCTTCATTATCTTTTGATTGAGCAGATAAGATCAACCCACCTTTTGTTTTTTCAGGTGCGTAATGTGGTTGTACTAACACTTTCCAGTTCAATGGTTTTGGAAGTTGATGCGAACCAATTGTTGATTCTGTTGATTCGTCTTTATATATTGTAGCATGTTGATGAGACATGTTATTCATCCTCTTTGTCTAACTTTTTCATTGTTTCATTGATAATTTCAGATGCTTGAGACAAACCTTCTGCAATACCAACGTGTTTTTGATATGATTCAAAATCGGATAACCGACCTTCAACCATCCCCTTCGCTATCTCTAACCTTTTCTCTTCCAGATTCTTTTTTATCTTCTGTAGCAAGTCTGTTACTGTCATCTCTCACCTTTCCAGACATAGAAACACCAGTAACATGGATAACGACATTTTTATTATCGTCTGACATTAATAGCCTTTCTTTTTCTTGCCTTTAACTTTTTTACCCTTTTTCTTTTTACCCTTATGCATCATGTTTTTAGCTCCTGTTAAAAGTTTTGAAAATTGTGATCTTAATAACATAATGACATAAGGATAACATCAAATTTAATAATTTCAAGATAGTTTGTTAAAACCCATGCATGTCGCAATAAGCATCTGAACCATAAGCAGGATCTGTAGTAGTCCAATGATCTGCATTAAGTTTACCACCATTTCGCAAATGTAATTTTATTTTGGTAATTAACTTATTAACTTTGTGTTCAAGTTCCTCTCTTGCTTTAGTAGGATCACCTTCAGCTTTTCTAATAAAATTTGAAAATTTAAATGTATAATCGTGAACCCACCGATAACCTTTTTCATCTTCTGCTTCAACGCAATAAGCTTCGTGATGTATTTCTGAACCACATTCATCAGTACCTGCAAGATATAACCAAGTATGTGGACCAAACTGTAATTTATTTATTTTTGTAATATCC